ATGAGGAGTTTTTGACCAATGCCCAAAACAAGAAGAACTATGCCGTTGCGGTAGCTGACTGGAACTATGGCCCTGAAATGCCCACCAATGAGGCTGGCGCAAACAAGGAGTTCTACGCAGGGCTGGCAGAGGCTATGCAGTGCGATGAAAAAGATGCACGGCGCAAGCATTGTTCAAACTGCGAGTATTACGACAACAGCTTTATGACCCAAGTTCGGATTGAGCGCATCCCTATGGCGGCTTATGACAAGGGCGCAGGGTTCAGGGGTCACTGCGAAAAGCTGAACTTTATCTGCAACGATATGCGGGTTTGTCAGGCTTGGGAAGATGAAGATTATGAGGATTGACCTTTTGTCAATTTGTGCGAAAATTCAGTCGCTGAGTTCTGGCATCCAGCGGCCTGCCCTGTATAGGAGTTGTGCATGACCGATGGACTGCGAGAGAACCTGACCAAGGTTTTTATGCTTCCCCAACCAGCCGTTGAATGGTTGGTAATGGTCTATGACGCAATCCAAGTCTTTGATGATGTAGCAGATGGCGACCCAGTAGCACGAGAAGACCTGAATGCGGCCATTTGGAACACACTGGTGGGTATGCACCAGAACGCATTTTTTATCGGCAACAGCAACCATTTAACGCCTTTGCTGGCAACAATGATTCTCAAGTGGCAAGCCTCGGACGCGGCAGAGCGCAATAAACAAGCGGATGCCAAGTCATTCATGTGGCGAGCTGGATATTACGATTTGATTTTGATGGCGGTCTCGCTGGTGCATGGGGCTGGTTTTGCTACCAAGCACGGTCATCATGTGATGGCTTTGTATGGCGAAACGCTAGAAGATTATTTAAAGGAGTTTGGCGATGCCTGATCCAATAACAGCCCTAGTAGTAGGTGGCAGTCAACTCATTGGCAGTTCACAGCAAGCAAAAGCTGCTGGACAGGCAGCTGATGTCCAATCGCAAGCGGCAGAGGCTGGAATTGCAGAACAGCGCAGGCAGTTTGATGCTTTACAAAGTCTTTTGAAGCCTTATGTTGATATTGGTGTGCCAGCAATGACTGAATATGCAGGATATGCTGAAGCAGGCCCAAAAGCGTTTGAGCAACAGCAAGCATTGGCTGGTGTGCTTGGCCCTGAAAGACAAAGAGAGGCGATTGCCCAAATTGAAACTGGTGGTGGTTTCCAAGCATCAGTTCAAGCTGGTGAGGAAGCTTTACTGCAACGTGCATCAGCTACTGGTGGTTTGCGTGGTGGGAATATACAGGCCGCATTAAGTCAGTTTCGACCACAAATGTTGCAAGAGGAAATTGAGCGCCAGTATGGAAGACTTGGTGGTTTTTCAGATATTGGTCGTGAAACACAAGCCAATCTTTTGAAAATTGGTCAAGCAGCCGCGGCTGGTGTTGGCGCACAAGGTGTTGAAACAGGTACAAATATTTCTAACTTATTGGCTCAACAAGGTGCAGCACAGGCTGGTGGAACACTAGGAAAAGCAAAGGCTTATGGCCAACTCTTCAACTTGCCTGCTCAGATGCTTGGTTTCCAATATGGTGCTGGCGGTAAAGCAGGTGTTGGATTTGGGTTTTAAGGGATAAAACATGGCAACCATAAACCCATTCATTCAACCCATTGACTATGCAACTGAAGTTCAAAGCCCGTTTGAGGCGGCTTTGGGCGGTTTTAAACTCGGTTCAGATGTTGCAACCATGCAAGTCACACAACAAAAGCGTGAGCTTGAACGTAAAGCATTAGAGAAGGCACAAGAAAAACAAACTGAATTAGAGAACCTTTTTAAAGACCCAAATGCAACAGCAGAAGACTATGCTCGGGTAACTGCATTTTTACCAAAAGATCAGGCTGAGGGTGTTCGCAAATCATTTGAAATGATGACTGGTGAGCAACAACAAACACGGCTTGCGCAATCAGGACAAATTTTTTCTGCTTTGAAGGCTGGTCAACCAGAGATTGCAAAAAACCTCTTAAAAGATCAAGCCGTTGCGTTGAGGAATTCTGGCCGTGAAAACGATGCAAAGGCCGCAGAAACATATTTGCAACTCATTGACCTGAATCCAAATGGTGCACAAACCACGATTGGATTGATGATGGCTCAGTTGCCTGGTGGCAAAGAGTACCTTGAAAATGTTGATAAGACACTCGGCACAATGAGGGCAGAAGCAAAAGCACCAAGTGAATTAATTGAAGCTAAAGCTAAAGCTGATAAAGCCGAGGCTGATGCTACAACTGCACAGGCCACAGCCTCCACCGCAAAGGAAAAAGCCGCCGCAGATGCCCTAAAAGCAACAGCAGATGCACAACAAGCGGCAGTTAAAGCTAAATATGCAGAGCGTGAAGCAGTTGATGCCATTGTTAAACGTGCCTCAGATTTAGGTTTGACAAAAGCACAGACAAATGAAGTCCTAGCAAGGACAAACAAACTTGGAGTCGAAACCAAAAAAGCGGTTTTAGAGTTGGAGAACTTTAAGAAAACTGGTGGTGCTGACCCAGCAAAAATCTTTGAACAAGAAGAAAAATTACGCAAAGAATTTCAAACTCGCACAAAAGTTTATGGTGAACTTGGCACAACTTTCTCCAACATCAATGCATCTGCAAAAGCTAAAACTGGGCCAGGCGATATTGCATTGATTACTGGGTTTATGAAGATGCTTGACCCTGGCTCTGTGGTGCGTGAGACAGAATTTGCGACAGCAAGAGATACTGCTGGTCTTTATGAAAGACTACTTAACACTTCGCAGAAATTGCAAAGTGGTCAATTATTCACATTAGATTCTAAACAGCGTCAAGAGTATGTTGATTTAGCACAGCAGTACCTTAAGGCTGCACAGAAAAAAGCCGATCAAGATAGAAAAGATTTGAATGCTGTTGTAACCAATTACAAACTCAATCCTGACAACGTATTTGGCCCAGAACCCGTTGGCGGTGGCAGGGGGGCAGTAAACCCACCAGCGGCTAATCAGCCCAATGTAACTGTGGATTATTGATATGCCATATTCAATAACGACAAAAGACGGAATCACTATCAACAACATCCCTGATGGTGTTCCTGCTGATTCGCCTGAACTAAAAGCAAGGGTGGCAGCAATTCGTGCTGGACAGCAACAAGCACCCACCGAAAGTGTATTAGAGGCGGCTGGCGCACCAGCACCAGAAGAACCGCCAAAGATGGGCTTTTTTGAGGGTATTGCTGAATCAGTAACTGGTCGTGCTCGTACTACACCAGAGACGCAAGCATTGCCTGAATGGACTGGAATGCCAGAACTCAATCAAATGAGTGTGGCAAGTTTTAAGTCTGCGCTTGGCAGTTTACTGTCCAACCCAAAAGAAACTGTGCAGATTTTGCAATCCAACTTTCCACAACTTGGTGTGCGGCAGGATGCAAAGGGCAATTACATCTTAAAGTCATCGGTTGACCAAAAAGAATATGTAATCCCGCCCGGCTTTTCTATGGGAGATATTCCCCGTGCTGTTGGTGGTTTGCTGGCTTTCACCCCAGCAGGCAGAGCAACCACACTTGCTGGTGCGGCTGGCACGGCTGGATTGACCCAAGCGGCAATCGAGGCCACACAAGCCGCAACTGGTGGAGAAATTAGCCCCACAGAAATAGCCGTAGCAACCGCCACAGGCCCAGCAGGGCAGATCATTCAGCGCGTCGCACCTCCGGTCGTCCAAGCGGTCAAGAAGGGCGTGCAGCGCGTCACTGGACGCGCACCAGCACCTGCGCCAGCAGCAGGCGCACCAGGCGCTCCAATGGGCACAGCAATGGCTCCAGAAGCGCCTCCAGCAGCACCAGTGGCCGCAACAATGCCAGAGGCAGCACCAACCGTCCCAGAGGCTCCAGCAGGCCCAAGCAAAACAGCCAGCCTGTTCGATGACTGGGTGCAAAAGAGCCGCGCTCAAGCGCCTGAGACAAAAGATGTGTTTAGCGCCATCAGTCGACGAGCGCAAGCAGCTCCTGACGTTGACTTTGAGCTGAGAATGGTGAAAACATCTGACGCAGTCCCAACTCAAGTCGGTGAGGACTATCTCAATGCATCATCGATGGAAACAGCAGAAAAGATTGCAAAATCAAAGTCCATTCAGGACATTGATCGCGTTGAGGACGTGCTTCCAATTCGACTGGATGAGAACATGCGAATCATTGACGGCAATCACCGTCATGCCGCAGCCGTTCTCAACAAAGATGAATACATCCAGGCGCTCGTTCCAGTTGGCAAAGGCACTGGAAAAGTCGTTAACTTGGAATCTATCAAGCAGGGCGCTTCAGTTGGTGCACCAAAAGCACCAGCAGCACCAGTGACAGCCGCAGCACCAGCAGTGGCTCCAGTCGTGGCAGAGATCACCGAGGAAGAAGTCGGCAATCTGGTCAAGAAGGCATCCGGCACAGGCTTCGGCTCGGCTGGCGCGCGCGACAGGCTGGCCGATCTTGCCCAAGTCAACGTGGCAGCCAAAGAAGCAGCCGACCGACTTGGCATCCAACTGCCTGCCGATGTGTTCAGCGACAACCCACAAGTAAGGGCGGCGGCTGGATTGACCCGTTCTGTTGCTGGCGGTGACCCAGAGGCCGCATGGCGTAATACAGTATCTCAAGCTGT